GAACTCCCTGTTAAATCAATTGTCTTCTCTCAGGCTGATTACAGGACGTGGAGATCTGAGATCCGCACAACTAGGCGAACTTTACGTGTCTTGAAACCGTTCGGACAAAAGTGGGCTCTGGTGGTAAACACGTACTTAATGCTCTGTCCTGCCGATATTCGGCAGAATCTTTTGTATATAATATGCGCTAACGCTCGCTCGGTCGGCGAGCAGTGCGAATCTTGTTTTATAGAGAGGTTAAAGTGTTTATCATTGGTTGCCTTACGCTTGAACATCGAGCACGGGCCTGGTTGGTGGTCGTTTTTAAGCGACCTCCACACAATAGGCGGCTATGATACGATTCTAAACCGCGTGGATGTGCTTGCTACTTATGCAGACACCAGCCAGAAAATTAGAGGCATAGATAATCAAGAATTACGCGATATAATAAAAGCTACTTGTTCTGATTTTAAAATTATTAAGAACAATCGTCAAGTAACCTTCGACCAATTCGTCAACTTTAGGGATTCTTGGGCCTTGCCTGGGGCTAGCACCCATGGCACACCGCTATCGTTCAAGAAGACTGCTCGGAAGAAGGAGAAACCTACTAAGGTGAGGGGCAAATTTGCTAACTTAGTCTCTTACAGCGACGAGCAAATCGTTCGGATGTGCAAACAGCCCGATGGCGCTGTGATCTATCCATTCCGCAAAGCCGACGAACCTGTCAAAACGAGGGTCGTTCAATCTTACGATTTGCCTTCTTACTTGCGATGTTCTTATGCTTCGTCTTTCATTAGCTCTTATAACTCTGGGACGCCTTGGACCACCATGGGCATGTCTCAAACAGAGAGGGCACAAACTAGGCGGCGTCTGATGCAGCACTTACACTTACCTGGTAGGGTTGGTGTGAGTTTAGATCAAAGTGCGTTTGACGAGTCACAACTTAAAAGCTTAGTTAGATTCACACTACAATGCGTGTGGGACCGCGTCGTGGAGTCAGCTCGTCCTGATCTCCAAAACCAACTGTCGGAACTACGCGCAGTCGATTTGCTCTCTTTTGATAATGCTAAAGTGTACAAGAAAGCCTTGGGCACTGCCAAGTTCATATGCGACTGGCAGCAAGGTGTACCCTCTGGACACAAATGGACTGCTTTAATTGACAGTCTGATTAACAGAGCTGAGACTTTGTACGCTATAAGAAAACTCAACATTCCCTTAGATTGTGGAATGTGGCAAGGAGACGACGCAGCTATAATAGTACATTGTACTAAAGAACAAGCCAGCGCTTTACCTTCAACCTTCGCTTCCATGGGATTATCGGTGAACGCAGCTAAGACTTGGATTAGCGATAAGCGATTTGAATTCCTGCATGAGGTGCATGGACCTGAGGGGGCATGGGGCTTCCCTGCTAGAATAGGCCGTTCCTTATTATGGAATAAGCCTATACTTGGCAGTGGGGGCTACACTCCTCCTCACCTTCAGGCGACTGAAATGTGGGATGTGTATCGTAAAGCTATTCGAC